GGCAGGCTGGCCGGCCGTGAAAGCCGAAAAGAGCCTCGACGGTGGGATCGACCACGTCCGTGACCGGCTGGCGACCGACAGCGAAGGGCGACCGGGCCTTCTGGTCGCCGAGCGCTGTACTGATCTCATCCAGGAGTTCCTTAGCTACAAAGAGGAGCACGTCGGGAAAGCCGCAGCGACGGATCACGCGCTGGACGCTCTTCGATACGCACTGTTCACGCACACGCCGGTCGACCCCGACGCCGGCGACGATGACGACGACACTGGAGGTGTTTCATACCTGTGACAGACAAAAACGACGACGAGACGCGCGTCTCCCTGTCGATCTCGACGCCCGGCAACAGCGGGGCGATGACGAAGGCCGAGGAGACGACCCAGCTCGACGAGCGACGCATCGCAACGGATGTCGGTCGGGGCATCGTCCCGCCGTACAATCCCGAGACGCTGGCCTCGTTCCAAGAGCTCAACGAAACGCATCAGGCGTGCCTCCGAAAGAAGGCGCGCTACGAGTGTGGCTACGGCTTCGACATCGTCCCGCACCCCAGCGCCGACGACCCCGATCCCGACGGCGAGGGCTACCAGACAGTCAACGATTTCTGGCACGGTTCGGACTCGAAGTGGTCCATCGGCCCGGAGAACACGACCGTCGCGACGCCCGAAGAGGTGCTCGAACTCTCACGACTGGACTACCACGGCATCGGCTGGGCGTCGCTGGAGATCCTCGTCGAGGGCGACGGCACGCCCGTCGGGCTTGCCCACGTCCCGTCGGCGACGACCCGCGTCCGCAAGACGACGACGGAAGTCGAGACCGAGGACGGCGAGACACGTGAGGAGATCGTCAGCGGCCACGGCTACGTCCAGATTCGACAGGGGCGGCGGCGCTACTTCGGCGAAGCCGGTGACCGCTACGGCGACGACCCGACGTTCGTCGACAAGGAGACCGGTGAAGTCGCCGACAGTGCCGAGGACCTCCCGAACGGGCCTGCCAACGAGCTGATCTTCGTCCCGAACCCCAGCCCGATCTCGCTGTACTACGGCATCCCGGACTGGGTCGCTGCCATGCGGACGATGGCAGCCGACGAAGCCGCTCAGGAGATGAACCACGACATCTTCGACAACCTGGGTATCCCCCACTACGCGATCAAGGTCACCGGCGGCGAACTCACCGAGGACAGCAAACAGGAGTTGCGCGAACTGCAGGAGAACCTCAAGGGCGAGCGCTATCGGACGGCGATCCTCGAAGTGGAGGGCTTCGAGTTCGAGAGCGACAACCCGCTCGAGCAGGGCGACCCCAGCGATGTCAGCATCGAGTTCGAGCCGCTGGGGGCGACCGACCAGAACGACATGGAGTTCCAGGCGTTCAGGGAGCGCAACGAGCACGAGATCGCGAAGGTCCACGAGGTGCCACCGATCCTCATCAACGTCACTGGGACGAGCAACCGCTCGAACTCCGAGGCCCAGGTCCAGGAGTTCGCCGAGGACGTGATCGCGCCCGAGCAAGCGAAGTTCGAGGCACGGCTGTACCGCATCCTCCACCAGACCGCGCTCGGCGTCGACGACTGGACCATCGACTTCGAGCTGCGAGGCGCGAGCCGGCCGGCCGAGGAGGCACGGACGGCGCGGACGAAGATCCAGGCCGTCCGGGGTGCGGTCCCGGTCAACCGAGCGCTGGAGATGATCGGCGAGGACCCGCTCCCCGACGATCACCCCGTCGACGGCCAGACGCTGGTCGCGAACGTCGGCAGCGACTTCGAGGGCGACGGTGCTACGGAAGCCAGCCGACCCGAAGATGCCCCGCCGGAGGCGAACAAGGTCGGCACGCGCGCCGGCGTCTCGGTCGAACTGGACGACCCGCTCTCGCCCGACGAGGTCCGCACGGACATGATGGCGTTCGAGTCGTCAAATCTGGTGTCGGGGTTGTACGACCGCCAGACGAGGGACCTCTACATCCGGTTCCAGGGCGACCCCGTCGACCGGATCTACGTCTACCTCGACGTTCCCGAAGACACGTGGCAGGGGCTCAAGAACGCCAGCAGTCACGGCTCTTACCACCACGAGCACATCAAGTGGGACTACGTGTACGAGGAGCTGACCAGCACAACTGGCTGGCCACAGATCGGCGCGTCGGCACCGACCGACGACTGACACTGCGACCGATGACCGCGGGAGTCCCCGGCTCCCCGCGCGAGGCATGACCGGGCACGATTCTCACATGAGTAAGAACAGCGACAAGGAGCGCGGCGAGAAGCGCGGCGTCCTCGACACCGGTCGTGCCAACGACGACGAGGACGCCGACGACGCCGCCGACGAGGGCTGACAGATGAATCGACAGCGGAACGAACAGCGCTACGAGAAGCGCGTCGACTACGTCGCCAAAGACGAGGACGCCCAGACGGCGACGGGCGTCGTCATGGTCCCGTGGACGGTCGACCACCACGGCGACTGGGAGCGCCCCGAGACAATCGAGGCGTTCGCGGCCCAGTTCGAGGCGTTCGTCGACGCCGATCAGGCCGACGGCGGCATCATACACGCGGTGTGGCCGTCGGACTGGATGACGCTCGAACGCAACGAGGTGCTCGACGAGTCCGAGGAGATCGGCGGCCAGACCGTCGAGGCCGGCGCGTGGGTCCAGACGTGGGCTTATCACGACGACGAGCTCTGGAGTCTCGTCGAGGACGACATCCTCGGCGGGCACTCCATCGGCGCGGTCAACGTCGACTGGTCGTTCAACGGCGAGGAGCCTGACGACCTCCCTGACGAGGTCAGCGTCCCCGACGAGGTCGACGTGGCGGAGTACTGGGAGCTGACCGACGGGATCGTCCAGGAAGTCAGCGCGGTGGACTTCCCCGCCGTCCCGGACGCCCAGATCCTGACGGCGTCGAAGGCGCGGGCGGCGGCCGCCGAGAAGCGCTTCGCCGAACACGTCGGCAACCCCGACGGCTTCATCGAGGAGGCCCTGGAGCGGGGCCACTCCGAGGAGGCCGCCGAGCGGATGTGGGACGTCGTCGACCGTGCCATCAGCGTCGAGGGTGCCAGCGAGCCCGGCGCAAAGAGCAAGGGCCGGCTGACACGTGCGGCGACGACGGTCCTCAGCGCGATCACTGGGTCCGATGACGGCACCACGTCCGAGGCCCAGACGACTGCGAAGGAGGGCAAGAGCGCCGACCACGTCACGAAAGAGGACACGGTCGGCGTCGACGTCTTCCGCATCACCGCGGCCGACGATGACGATGTCGACTACAACGGCGACCTGCTTGGGATGGGCGTCGACTTCCCGGAACATGACGTGTACGTCGACTGGCGGCGGGACGCGTTCCCAGATGCCCTCGAGGACCCGCATGTCTCGATCTACGGGAGTGTGGACGACCTCCAGCAGGCGACCGGCAACGAGATCGAGTCGCTGGACTCGGTCGAAAGCCCGACCGACGGGTTTGCGGCTGAAGCACAGCGGATCCGGCAGAAGGCGATCAAAGAAGCAGACGACAACGCCCCCGGCGGCGACACGCCGGACTCGACTCAGATGACCAACGGAAACGACGAGCCCCCCGAGTGGGCACAGGACCTCAAGGACCAGATCGACGAACAGAGCAAGCGGATCGACGAAGCGCTCGACGAGGACGGCAGCAAGTCCAGCAATGCCTTCGACGACGCTCCCGAGTGGGCGAAGTCCCTCAAGGAGGAGGTCGACAAGCAGGCCGACCGCATCGACGCGATCTCCAAGCAGACCGGGACGACCGAGTCCCAGCAGCTGGGCGGCGCGGAGAAGGGCGGCGACGACGAGGGGATCTCCGAGCGCCAGGCGTTCTTCGTTCCCGAGAGCAAGGCGCGTGAACTGCAGGCCCAGCAGGGAGGTGGCCGATGAGCAATGCCCCCTACGCCGGGATGACCGGCGTCCGCAAGGGCAACGAAGAGGCGCTCAAGGATATCGCACCGGGCGATCTCTCCGGCGGTGTGATGCCGCGGGACCTGTTCGAGGACTGGTATCGCCGTGTCCAGGACACGTCCCAGCTGATGGACATGGTCCGCACGGAGATCCTCCCGCGGCCGAAGATGGAGCTGGCCCGGATCGGCGTCGGCGAGCGGATGCGCCGTGGGGCAGGCACCGAGGAAGGAACTTCCGGTGGCAGTGCTGAGGTCAACACCGACGGGATCGAGATGGACGCCGAGAAGGGCGTCCTGTCGTGGGACCTCCCGCGCGAGACCGTCGAAGACACGATCGGCCAGGTCGACGAGATCGTCCTCGACAAGATGTCGCGGCAGTGGGCCGTCGACACGCAGGACCTCGGGATCAACGGCGACACCGCCGACACGTCCGGCGGTGACAGCCAGGCGTTCCTCACGCAGAACGACGGCTGGCTGACGATCCTCAACGACCGGACCGACACCAACACCTACGATCACCAGAGCGGTGCGATCGACACGTCGCTGTTCCACGAGGCCCGGGCGGCGCTGCCGAACCGCTTCAAGCGGTCGGCGACGGTCAACGAGCCCGTCTACATGATGAATCTCTCCCAGATCGAGGACTGGGAGTACGACCTCACCCAGCGGGAGGACCCGCTCGGTGCGGCCGTCATCTTCAGCGACGAGGACCTCACGCCGTTCAACTACGACGTGTACGGCTTCGCCGGCTGGCCCGAGGGCACGGCGCTGTTCACCTACCCCGAGAACCTCATCTACGGTGTCTGGCGCGATACCGAGGTCGAGGTGCTCGATGCGACCGACAAGACCGCCGAGAACGACCTCTTCGCGCGGTACTTCATGCGGACCCGCGACGACTTCCAGGTCGAAGACGAAGAGGGCGCTGTCCTCATCAACAACGTCGCAACGGCCTGAGGTGATCGGACATGCCAACTGCCCGGTACACTGCTGACGGCGGCCACTACCGCGTCGGCGGCCACGGCTTCGACCCTGGCGACGAACGCACTGTCGACAGCGATCTGGCCAGCTACCTCGACGATCATGACGACTTCGAGGTGCTCGACGCCGCCGGCGATGAGACCGTCCACGAGGAGGACGGGCCGCCTGATCCCGACGCCGTCGACGGCGAGTCCGGAACACTTCCGTTCAACCCCGAAGATCACACGAACGACGAGGTCGCCGAGAAAGTCGCCGACATCGACGAGCCCGCAGCGCTGCGGGCCCTGCTGAGTCTCGAAGCAGAACAGAAGGATCGAGACGGTGCGACCGAGGCGATCCAGGATCGTCTCGACGAGCTGGAGGGCTGACTCGTGTCTCCCACTACGGAGGAGACGGTCGACATCGAGGGTTCGGGCAACGCGGTTAGCCTCCGGCTGCTCGGCAACAACATCGTCGACATCCACGTCCGCGGCGATGCCGCGGCGGACTACGAGGTGGACGTTCGGCGCAACGGCGGTGGCTGGATCCAGGGCGTGCGCTCGGGCTACTCCGGGAGCGCGAACTATGACGACGTGCTCGAAACTGGGGCCGAGGAGCTCCGGCTTCGCTGCACGAGCGGCACCGGCGCGGCCGGAGACTCGGCGACGATCACGCTGATGGCGAGCTGACTGGGGTGACCACGCATGTCTGACACAGGCTACTGTACGCTGGAGGATCTGCGGAGCGCGCTCCAGGAGGCGGAGCTCCCCGGCGACCTCCAGCAGGACAAGCGGCTCGCCGTCGACGCAATCACGGCCCAGACCGAACCGCTCGAAAAGTCGCTCAAACGCCACTGGTACGCACCGACCGGAGCCGGCATCCTCGACGAGGCGTCGGAGATCGACATCCCCACCGCGCCGAAAAGTCGCGATGACGAGGAGGACATCCCGACGGCGTCGGCGTTTGTCGTCGACGATGACGGCCCGCCACCGAAGACCTCGCAAGGGAGTTACGCGAAGATCGGGCTCGCCCGTCGCGATGCCGAGTCCGTCTCCCAGCTCCTCGTCCGCACGAGCGACGGCAGCTACGAGGACTGGACCGTCGAGTACAGCGGCGGGACGTGGCCCGACGCCGTCGGCGACGCCTACTACCTGCGGGTCAACAACGGCGGCTGGAGTCGGCTGTACATCGACACCGAGAACCTCCTCGAAGCGGACGAAGACGACGAGTATGTCCTGGACAGCTGGGCGAACGCCGTCTATGTGACCTACGACTACGGGCACGAAGGCATCCCCGACAACGTGCGTCGGGCAGTGGCGTTGCGGGCAGCAGCACACTTCGTCGACGAAGCCGCCGTGCAGATCCCGGAGAACGCTCGCGTTCGGAACGTCGAGGCGCTGGCCGACCGGTTCGAGCGGAAGGCCGACGAACTCTTGGAGGTCTACAAGTGATGCGCCCGACGCGCCCCTACCGCGCGCTGCGGGCGACCGTCGCGACGGGGATCATCGCGAGCGTTCTGGCGCTGTGGGCCCACGGCCAGCTGACCGGCGCGCCGATGGACATGCTCTGGGACGTGGTCGTCCTCGTGCTCCTGGTCGCCAGCGGCTACGCCATCTTTGGCCGGCGGACGATGTCCCGCGCCGTCGAGGACGCACAGAAACTCACCGACGACAGCGACGGCGGCGACGGAGGGAGCGACTGATGGCGACGCTGGAGAACGACTTCGAGGCCAAGCTCCAGGAGGCGCTGCTGGACGACATCGAGCAGACGCTCGAGGAGGAGATCGGCCCGTGGCTGATCCAGACCGCTCGCGAGCAGTGGGAGGCCTACGCGTCGCGGAACGGCTACGACATCGAGTTCATCTGGGAGGACGCTGAGTTCGCCGTCGAGCGCGACGACGACAGCGTCACGCTGCGCGTCGAGTGGCCCGAACTCTCGGCGCTGTTCGAGTTCGGCGTCGAACCGCACACCATCGAGGGCAACCCCACGCTGACGTTCTACTGGGAGGCAAAAGACCAGTGGATCACGACCGACGAGGTCAACTGGGGCAGCGAGACCGGCGGGATCAACGAATCCCGCGCCGTGCGTGACGCGATGAACGACCTGCGGAGGCTGCTGTCGTGACTGAACTACCAGAGTACTACCAACACGTCGGGCTGGGACTTGCCCTCGGTGGGTTCTGTAGCTTGCTCCCCACCCCTGTCGGGGCTCCCGTGGCAGTGCTGCTGGGGGCCGTGATGATGGCTGTCGGGTGGTGGTTGGAGTGACCGCCGCACCAGTCCAGTGGGTCCTCGACGAGCTCGGCAGCGTCGCCGACGCCGTCGCTGCGACCTACACGCTGGCCAGTGGGGACCCGGCCCAGCTCCGGCGTGTCGACCGCGACAACGCGCTCGTGATCGACACGGGCGGGTCGTTCGACATGACTCAGGCGATGGACGACCTCAAGAACGACCTGCAGAAGGCCACCTACGTCGGCGCTCGCTTCGCCGACCGCTCTGGGGAGTACGCCGGGACCGCGCCACAGCGCGATCTCGACGAGGTCGTCGGCGTCCGCATCCTCGGCTACTCGGGGAGCTACGGGCACGTCGACCCGCTCGGCGAGGACGGCATCCCGTTCCAGGGGACCGACGACGCGCTCGTCGAGCGCATCCAGTCGGCGCTGTACGATCAGTTGCAGTACCCCGACGCCGGCCGGACCAACGTCGGCTTTACCCACCTCGACATCGTCAACGAGGAGCCGGTGATGGCCGACTGGCAGGACTTCTATCGCTACGACTTCGACGTGGTCTTCGACGGCTTCGAGACGCTGTGACGCGCGGCCTTTTTCATACGCCACTGACACGCCGGTCGCCGCGGCCGGCGTCGAGGCAAACCACGCGGCGCTTTTCGGTGATTCAGATGCTCATGAGCACTACTACGCATAGCGATGGAGGAACAGCATGACGGGCGCGGGATCGGGCAGCCTCGCGTTCGGTAAGGAGCAGTCCTTCCTGGGCTCGCTCACGACCGACGGCGACTCCAACCCGGAGTACTGGCAGTTTGGTCGCAACACGGCAATCACGGAGCTGTCGATGGACACGATGCTCCAGCGGCTCGACGAGGAGGGGGCTGTCGAGTCCGTCGAGTCGGTCAAGACCGGCTTCGAAGGCGCGTTCGCCATCGAGTCGACGATCTCCTCAGACGTTCACAACGATGTCGAGGACCTCGTCTTCAACGACGGCGGCACGCAGTTCAAGAGTGGCCGCCCACAGACAGCGACGATCTACACCGGCGTCGACTACCTCGACGGCACGACCGAACGGGCGCTGGAGGGATGTACGCCGGTCGACTACTCGATCAACTACACCGAGGGCGGTCTGCTGACCTACCAGCTCCGGTTCTTGTACGCCGACGAGACACCGAGCGCCAGCATCACGCCGACGAACGTGACGGAGGTCTCGGACGGCACGTCGGCGGTGTTCCACTCGCTGGACCTGGACATCGACGGCGTCGATGTCTCGAAGCTACAGGACGCGACGCTGTCGATCTCCAACATCTCGCGGTTTCAACGCGGCGGCGAGGGCCCGACGCCAGTCGACGTGGTCATCGCAGCGCCGGAGACGACGCTCGACGCGACGGCGATCTACGGCGGCCGTGATCGACTCGACCTCGCCTACGGATCGGCCGGGGCGAGTGGACCGCAGGATCGCCTCGGCAGTGTGCCCGCGACGTGGGACATCACCGTCGACGGCACTGCGGTCAGTACCTACAACCTCGCGAAGATCAAGCCCGCGACCTACGAGTGGTCCGACGTCATCAACAGCGGCGACACCGATACGACCGACCCGACGACGTTCAACGTCGACGGCGACCCGGCGGTGACCGTCGTATGAGCGACGCGACCTACCGCCTCGGTGACGAGCGCGACCGACTGGACGACCGCCTCGACGAGCTGGCCGACCGGGCCGCCGAGGCCGACAACGACGCTGCCCGGCAGACGGTCTGGCAGATCGCCCGGCAGGTTGAGGACCGTCTCGATGGCGTCCAGTACCTCATCGACGAGCACAGCGCCGATGCGACCGTGACTGTCCGCCCCCTCACTGCCGGCGAGACGGCCCGGATCGAGGACAGCATGGCCGACCTGCAGCGGCGGTCCGACCACAGCGCCGGCGGCCTCCCAGGCACGCGCCGCAACCACGACGCCGCTGCGGCGCTCGTCGACGCGCCGTTCCTGGACGACGATGTCGACGCCGACGACCTGGACGCCTGTCTACCCGTCGTCGCTGACCTACCCACGCAGGCGGTCAAGTGGCTCCGGGCCCGCGCCGACGACCTCAGTGGGATCGACGAGGGAAACTCGAAAAGCTTCGACGAGCGAGTCGCGGCGGCCTCGTCGGCGAACTGACGACGCGCGACGAACTCGACATGGCCATCGGGATCGGGATGCTCCACGGCCACTCACCCGAGGAGATCCGCAGATACCGACGGCGTGACATCCAACTTATGCTACTGTTTCATCAGACCACAGGAGGCCTGCGATGACGGAGTTCGGCACCGCTGCAGAGGTAGGGCTCTCAGTCCCCGACCGCGAGCTTCGCGACGTGCGCCGGCAGATCGAGAACGAACTCGGCGACGTGACGGTCAACGTCAGCGGCAGCGCTGGTCGCTCGGGTGGACGGATGGCTGGCCGCGAGCGGGCGATGGGCCGCAACCTCCAGAGCACGGCCAACAGCCACCTCTCGACGATCACCGACCACGGCGACGAGCTCCTCGACCTGGCCGACGAGCGCAACGACCTGCTTCGGGAGCTCGTCCAGGAGACCGAGGAGGGGAACTTCACGCGGGCCCGTGGCGGCGGTGGTGGCGGTGCCGGAATCGCCGGTGCGATGGGTGGGCTCGCCATCGGCGGGACGGCGCTCGTTGGCGGGCTCGTGTCACAACTCGGGAGTGCCGACATCGGCATCCCGGACGACATCCCGCTGGACTATCCGAAAAACATCCCGCTGGATGTGCCGGAGATCCCGCCGCTGAAAGCGCCGGATATCGACCCGCTCACGTTCAAAAAGCCGGATTGGCTCCCCCCGACGGTGCCAAAACCTGGCTGGCTGCCGATCACAGTCCAGGACCCGACCACGTCGCCAAACCAGCCGTCGACGGAGCCCTCGACGGACCCGTCCCCC